TTCTCCTGGTTCATAATTGGAAACTTGGTAAGACCAGAGTTGAGCACCAGGATACACTTTTCTCACTTGATCCAGTACTTCTCTGCGTGAAGGGCGTTTGATTTGAGGGAAAAACATTTTTATCATGTAACCTTTTCCTCTCCAACCAACATATACATCTATTATATTTCCCGTTCTTCTTGGTAGCATTGTGGATTCACTCATTCCTCCACCATTACCACCACCGTTAGATCCGTTACCATTTCCATTACCATTGGAGTATCCATTGGTTCCGTTACCGTTACCATTCTTCTTTCCATTTTCATTATCTTTGGCAAGATAACCTCTAGCACCTATATGATAACCACTAGGAATCTTCTTACATTTTTTACTATCATTACAATAGTACTCACCTGGAGGACACTTTTTCATTAAATAACAGACTCTACCTTTATATTTATGATTTTATTGCACTGTAGATGAATTTGAAGGTTGTTGCAGTAGCTGCATCGGGATAAGCAAGCAACCTAAGATCTCCACTATTAATATCACTAGAGAACGTAGCAACCCCTACATTTGGTTGATTTACATTACCATACTCAGTCATATATGTATTTGTTCCATCATGAATTACTTTTATTAATGCGGAATTATAATGACTTCCTCTAACTATTTGTATCTGATAGTCAACTGATTGATAATCAGCCGCTGTTAAAGAAATCAGATTATTAGCACCAGTTGCTTCTGTTGTTTTAATTCCAGATTGAACTAGACCATTATCCATGTTCAATCGAGTGGGTGTTGGAGTTCCGACTATGTATGGCATGGGTTTACGTTGCAGTTTCTAGAATACTTAAAATACATTTCAAAGTTGAGTTTGCACCAGCAGAAATTTGTATCGAATCATTGGTTTCTAATACTAGTTTTCCATCCATAGGAACAAAAGCATCATTAACAGGTACATTAGCACCTTTTATTATTTCCGTTGTAGTACTACTTCTTACATGAGACATGGTTACAGTAGTATCAGCAGCTCCGTAATTAGCGATATGTGCATAAAGAACAATAGCAGTATACCCTGTAGGAGCAGTATACATTGTTTGATTCGAGGTAGTTAATACCAGAGTCTCAGTTTGAAATTTATTAAGTGCTAATTGGGCCATCTTAACTTAGTGCTAGGATAAATGGTGTCATTTCAGAGAATAGGCTCTTACTAAAAGATCTTCCACTAATTGTACCAGTAGTTTGGTTAATTTGGAAGTCATCACCTATTCTAAAATTACCTGATTGGTCTGTGCTGGTATAAACAACATTACCACCTTCTTCAGAAACAACTTCATTTGCTTGAATTGTTACTCCACCACGTTTGGGCGTGGCAGTAGCAATAGTGTTACCCGAACCAATATACTCAAAAGTATGTGAACTAGCGATGATTTTACTTTGCTGATAGAAGTAAGTAGTACTTGCAGCACCAACGGTATTAATTAAATTCTCATCAAGAGTTAATGTAGTAATTCCAGCTACTACGGGTGTTGAACTATTTATTGTGTAATAAGTTGGAGACATTACAGCAGTAGCAGCTCCACCAGAACCACCACCTCCACTAATAGTTACATCAGGAGTTTCAGTATATTGACTTCCACTACTAATAATAGTAATAGATGCAATTTTCTCCTCTTCAATTGTAGCAAATGCAGTAGATGTTTCTCCATTAGGACCAGAAGGATCATCCAAGGTAATAGTTGGAGTCGATGTATATCCACTTCCCCCATTTGTAACAGTAATTTTCTCTACAGATTCATATAATTTATCAAAGTAAACTACTTGTCCAGGATAAGGTCTATCTATATCCACTCTTACGGTTCCTGCAGTTGCACCAGCTCCTGCATAAGTATGGGCAACAGTTGAAATACCCAAATTAACCGTAAAACTAGTTGAAGATGGAATTGACTGTACTCTAAAATTATAAGGTCTTCTATAAGGATATGTCTTACTTCCATAAACACAAGTAAATCCAATATCTGTTAAACTTACTCCCATTCCTACTTGGAAACCATGAGCAGCACCAGTTGTTACAGTTGCTTCACCAGAGGTATGAGTATATGCAACTCCACTAATTGCATAAGTTGTAGCTCCTATAGAAACAGTAACATTATCTTGACCTGCAGCACCAGCAGAAGTAACAATTCCAGTGAACTGTAAATCACTTACTCCATTAGCAACCAATCCTTTTGTACCAAAACTACAGTTACTGTTTGCTATATCAGCTTGACCTCCTTTATGACAACTAATTGCTTCATCACAACAAATAGTAAATACGGATACTAACTGAGCATAACCTTGATTAGTTACTGCGACTCCCACTCCCCCTTGATTATATTGAGTAAAAGCATCCACGTTCATCGCTTTGAGTAGTCGTGCCTGATTACCATCAATTCTTATTCCTACACCTGTGGTTGTATTACTTGTACAGTTCTGAATATATGGACCTTTCCATTTACCACCTCCTACATTTTCTGCAATTTCTGCTGTGGGGAATCCAACGGCAGCCGCAGATCCTGTATGACCAGTAAAGGTCATATTTGCTAACTTAACTCCTTTCCTTACTGAGAAGATATCTTTATGTGCCGAACTTCCACTTACATTAACTGATCTTTGATCATCACCTACAATCGATACATTAGCAGGAACTTCAATAGGATTTGCTTCTTGATAATTACCTGACATCACTTTAACAGTATATCCTGATTTTGCTATACCAACAGCAGCAGCAATTGTTAATTTAGCATTGTCAATTGATGTTCCATTCTTAGAATCATCACCATCTTTTGCTACATATAAAACTTGAGGGCAAGAGTTGATACCAGATGCACCTGCATCGATAGTTACATTATCACCGATAGTAACACTGGAATTTGAGATAACAACATCTTCATCACCGATGGTAACTTTATTAGTAGTACCATCAATTGTTACAGATGCTCGACCTATGGTGAGGATACCGACCACACGAGCATCACCATCCACAAACAAAGCAGTGTTACCCGTACCAATTTGTACGGTTCCAATTCCATTACCAGATCCTAGTGTGGTTAACCCTACAACTGATAAGTTATTACCAATCTGAACATCTGTTCTAAATGTAGATATACCAATTGAATCTATATGCTCAACATCTTCATAGAATATTGTTCCACCTACTGAGATATTACCATCAAAAAATGCGACAGTCTCTATACCGACTTTACCAACATATAAAGGAAAATGAGATCTTGCAGTGGTTCCAATACCTACACTTGCTGTGGTGCTAATACCATTAGCCTCACTAGACCATAAACCTACTCCACCTCCAGAGGGCCCAACATCCCACATACTGGTAGTGGCATTCCATTTCAAAACATAATCATTTTCTAATCCATCAATATTGACATCAGCCATGTCCTTGATGAATCCTGCACCACCGCCACCAACGGTATATAATTGCTGTTCAACTCTGTTTACGAATAACCTATAGTTTGCTGCTAAATCTTGAAGAGTAGCAAACTTTTGATCTGTGGGAGTAAGAGGATCATCTCCTTCTTTCTCTGAAGGATCAGGGGTTAAAGGTCTATTATTATAGATCTCAGTAAGATCTTGTTGCTGTCCTTTTAGTTCCTCAACAATTTTATAAAGTTCTGCAATATTAGTTGTTTGATCTGTATACTTTTTATCAAGACCATATAAACTCTTCTTTAATTCTGTAATATTATCATCATAATCTTTAGGTTCAGGAAGATTAGAAATTTCTTCTTTTAACCCATCTAAGTAAGACTTAAGGGTTTCATTTGACTCGGTGCTTTTATTATAAGATTCATCAATCTGTTTTTCAATATTTTGTTTTGTCTCATTAAGTTTGCTTAATACACTTTTCTTTAACCTTCTATCATCATCTTTATAAGATCTTTGATACTCCCATATTTTAATTGCAGTCTCTCTTAATTCCTCATATATCTTATCTTTAGCTTTCTTTAACTCTTCAATCTCTACTCTTTGTTCAAAATCTTTAAGATCTACATTTTCAGTTAATTCCTCCAGATCAGAATCAAACTTAGTTTTGAGATCTTTTATATGATCTCCAACCTTAACAAAATCATCATCGATTACACTAAAGGTTTTTCCAATCCATGAAAAATCAGGAACCTCATTAACCTCATTTACCCATTTAGGGAAAGTAGGAATTTGATCCCTGACCTGATCAATAGCTTCGCATATCGCTTCTATTTCGCCATCATAATACTTTGGTGCTGGAAGATTTTTTATCTTCTCTTCAATCGTATTTAATTGATCATCATAATATTTTACTTCAGGAAGGTTCTTAACTTCTTCTCTTACTAAATCAATTTGCCCACATATTGTTTCTACTTCTGTATCATAATATCTTACTTCTGGAACTTCTGGAATACTTTCTCTTAATTCAACTATAGACTCAGATAATTGTCTCAGTTCTTCATCATAAGTTTTTACTTCAGGAATGTCAGGAATACTTTCCCTAACATCATTAATAAGACGTATAACTTCAGTTAAATTTTGTTTTGGTTCTTCTTTCTTTTCTTCTATTTTCTCTTCTTCAACGATATTAAAATTATCTGCTATTTCTTCCTCTGGTCGTGGAGTATCCTCTTCAATAAATGCTTCTACCGATGGTAATTCTTGCTCAGTTATTAAATCTTCAACTGAAGGCAATTCATCAGAATTATCTTTATAGTCTTCTATAGACGGCAAATTTTCAATATTGTCTTCCGACATGTTATGAGTAGTTTCGGTACTTTGGGATTTCTCTCCCTCAACTTATTTATCTTCTTTGGGAAGTCCAGTTTTTAGAAGTTTAGCTAGTTCTGCTGTGGATCCCACAAACAATGCATTATTAACAGTATTAGGGCCTTTTGATTGTTGCTCTTCATTTACATCTTTCAGTTTTTTCTGAAGATCCATTAACTTATCAGTGGCATCAGAAACACTCTTAATCAACTGGCCTGCTACTTCATACGCTCTTGGCATGTCACTCTCTTGAGCAAGTTCAAGAATTCCATCAATTGCTTCTTGTCCTTTTTCAATGATAGAATATAAATTGCCTCTTGTATACTCATAATCTCTGGTAATATCATCTTTCGTTATTCTATCAGGTTTTTGTTCAGGTGTAATCCCCACCTTCTCTGTTTCTACCACTTCAGTCTCAGAAATGTTGAAAGCATCATCTAGTTTTTTCATTGTTTTTAATCAAAAGAACCATCAAATCCAAAGTCGTCACCAACTTCAATTAGAGCGTTAGTAGCAGTAGTAACCAGATTTACTCCAGCTCCAGCAACGTGGGCAGTTGGAGTAGTGCCATCTGCTCCTCTATTGACAAAGAGTTTGTTCGTATCTGTAGCATCCTTCTTATCAACATACATAGACTCATTATCAATAATAACATATGTATTTGCCGCAATAGCAGATGAATCATTAACTTCAATCATCGTTGAATCTAAACCAATATCAACACTAAGATTAGTAGTTACATTACTATCATAAGCCTTAGTAGCACGAGGCACAACAGAGTAAGTAACATCTCTGCTTGGAGTCTTGGTATATCCACCAGCAATGTATCCAATAGTTGCTTTCTTGATGAGATCCTTGTCTCCATCTGCTCTGGATCCAACAGGACCAAATAGGTATGTTTTTGCTGTAAATCTAAATGTGTAAATCAATGATCTACGAGTTGTAAAATCTCCTTCATAATCATCTTCCATTGTAATATTTTCAATAATAACTGGTATGTCTCGTTTCTCTCCGATGGTGCTTACAAGGTCAACACTTAAATTATATGCAGGTTGGAAATAAGGTAGTATCTGTTCAACAATCTGAAGCATATCATCATTCAACTTCGTAAATACTGAGAGTTCAAAAGACATATTATAAGGAACAGGCATATATGTTTTTCTAATAGCCGTTGCCACTCCTACAGTTTCTGATTTAAATGTCTGGGTTGTTGTTACCTTCCTTGATCCATCATACTGCAACCCCACAAACTCAAATGACATTCTTGGTAATGATACTTGAGTTGCTTTATTAAGATCAGGAGATTGCTGTAATCTTGCTAAAAACTTCTGAGTAGGCCCATATGCAAGAGGAACTTTAATAACACTTGATACATCACCATCAGAATCATCATGTTTGATTTCTATTCCATTAAAAAGAGTTCCGAAAGAAATAATCGTGCGTCTTAATATTTCGTGATAATAATACTCAAACATCTTTTTAGACCTGTTATATTATATTTAGGGTGTTCCGAATGGATTAGACTCACTAAAGTCTAAAATATCATCTGCTGCATTTTCAATCTCTAGGTTAGAAGGATATTCATCAACAATATTATCAGTTTGTTCAACCTTTAATTGATAAACTGCACCACTTTCCTGACCTGTAATATTTTCACCCATTACAAATTCTCCTGTTGAATTAGAGATGACTAATTCACCACTCACAGCATTCCATGTCTTAACAAGAGCAGTTATACTACTTGAAGATCCGATAACGGTTTCATTGTCAATATATGTTC